ATTCGTCGCCTTGAGTATCTGCTCAAATGGATTCGTATACTAACTAATGCCACCCACGGCGTGGCTGAGCGGGATGTTGCTGGCTGGTCGCGTCGATGAAGATGGTGTGGACGACGGTCTGGAGATCGACCTATTTGTGGCGATGCGGGGTTGAAGACGACTGGCCTCATTTTACACCGAACGGATTAGTACTACATATGCCCCCCTATCGGTCACACGGTGCCTAAGCTGGCCACCAGCCGAACGGGCAGTCCTCGGCGAGGTCACGTGCCTTTTTGCTGAGGACGCAGCCACAGGTTCCCTCACCAGCTTCGCGCATTGAGGCAAGCATGGGGCCGCAGGTGTGGAGATCGCCGTTTCGGTAGACAGCATGGTTGCCGGGGCATTGCCGGCAGACGGCGAGCCGTGCTTCGATCTGTTCATTGCTGGCCATGTCGATACCGAGTGTGGTCTTGGCCACGCTCTTGGCTGCGTGCGAGACTGCAGTGATGACATTTAGCGCTTGCTGCTTGGGGCTTGGCCTCGGAGCAGGCGTTGGGTCACCGCCACGCAGTACCTGCTTCCAGGTCTCATGCGCAAAGTACCAGGCCGTCCCTTCTTCCTTAACTCGGGCTCGCTTAGCGCGATCCATCAGCGTGGGGTCGCGCCGGCGCGTGACCTGCTCGATGTATGCGATTGGGATTTTGATTTCGTCTGCCATTTAGCCAAGGCAGGACCCTTCACGGTTGTTATCCCGCTGGCTCTTTATCCAGCGGCTCTACGGCTCTCACCGCAGGTCGGACTATCTCTTCCCTCGGTTGAGGGTCGGGCGCTCGTGGAGGCGATTACTGTCCGGTCTGGACTCGGCCTCTAGTCTCTGCACCTTCCGAAGCGTTCCCGCCTCGGCTTGGCTCAGGATTGCCCTCGTCTTCACGTTAGGGGTTTCCCTGAATTCACCCGATATGGCCAATGTTTGTCTAGGGCTCCTTTCTATTCACAACAGTTCACGTGGACGCCGAGCACATCTGCCCAGCCGTCAGATTCGGGGTAGGGGCTGCCGTCAGCGTACTTGTCATACGAAGACAGCCGGACATGGACGATCAGCGTGAACGATGAGCCCGGTGCGGGCAGCCCGCTTTGAACACACCCGTACAACGTGGCGAGGTCTGGGGTAAACCATGTTGAGCCGGTTTCCCATCCGCCGATTCCACAGGCGTCGTACCAGAAGGGCTCATCATCGAGTAGCGCCCCCTGGGGTCGATCACATGCGGCGTATTGGTTCGCGTCGTATCCCGATCGAAACGGTCCGTTCGTACATGGGTTGTTGCCGAAGCTGTTAGTCACGACAACGACTTTGCCGCCGACCTCAGTGAAGCCAGTGCCATTGTGAGAGATACATGGCCAAACAAGTAAACGATGGCACACACGGTGATCGGGTTTGCGAGCCTTGTAGTCTTCGTAGGATTCACCGGGCTGGATCGGGATATGCCCGGCCTGATTGCCTGATACGTTGACCGCTGCACATGGCGCTGAAGTGTGGCAGTCGATACAAGGCTCGTCGGGCGGACAGTCATCCATAACCTCGGTCACGTTGACGGGGTTGATCGGCCCGCCCGGATCGCCTTCGAAGACCTTCCACCAGACACCGCTGTGCTTGACGGCTTTGCCAACGAGCGCGGCCAAGTCGGTGCGCGTCGCACCCCAGATCAATCCGGGGTCATCGCATTGGGCCAGGAAGTAGATCGGTCCGCATTCGTCGCGCCTAAACAAGCTGCAGGCGGCGGTTGAGTTGGGTGCCCGCTTTTCTCTGGCATCAACGATCACAACAGCAACCCCACCCACAGGCAGCGACAGCCTACCGGGGTGACGCACGCGGTAGCACTTGCCGTCGTGTTTACCCGCGATGATCTTGGTGTGTCTTGGCAGCTGCACCCACTTGTTGGTTGTGCCTTGGCCGCACTCCCAGATCCGGAACCAACGCTTTGATGGCGGCGGCGGGTTTTCGCCACCACCGGGTCCACCACCACCGCCTCCTCCACCGGGCGGATCGGGCGGGTTCCAGCCGAAGCACTCGGCACAGGAAACAAACGCGGGACCAATGCGGTGAAGGATCTCTGCGTCGGCCGGGATGAGCGTGCTTGCTTCAAACGGATCGACCCAGACACAGAATCCCCGGTGCTCAAAGCGTGTCAGCTTGTCGGGGAGCCTGGAGTTGGGCACCCAGGTGTCGCGCCAGTTGCGAGCATTCTGTCCCGGGCACAATCGGACTGGTACACCCGAGAGTCCCGGGCAAACGGGGTTGAGTTGTCCGCCGCAAGTGCAAGCGAGGCAGGACTCGAATTGGCATCGTAGCGCGATCGATATGGCTTCGGTGGGGATGCGCGAGGCCACCGCGTTGAGATCGAGGCTGTGGCACACGCCGTCGATGCGCTGAACGATCGTGGTCAGGCCGGGGTAATCCAGCAGCAGCGCATCAATCGCTTCTTTAGTTGCCCAGTACGCAACGCCGGGGTCTTTCGCGTCTGGGCACAGAGCGAACGGAACACCGAGGTTGCAGGTGCTGCAGGGCTGGTCGTTCGACGGTCGAAGTAGTCGGGCGTCGTCGGGGATGAGAGCAGAAGGAGCGGTTTGCTTTTCGTAGCACCAGCCGCTGTATTCAAATCCATCGGGTGTGTCTGGGAGGTCTGCATCTCTGATCCACACCTCGGGCGCATCGGCCGCATTGGGCAGTGCTTGGTCTGCCGGGCAGAGCGATTGCTTCACACCGTGGGTACAGGTGGTGCAATCGTCCTGGGGATTGCCCAGCCCGATCCAGAACGCGGGGTCCGGATTATTGACTACCGGCCCGGCGGGCACGTTGATGCAGATGCCGCCGTTATCAAAGACACCTTGCTGACCGCGCTCTGTGTCGCTGGGGACGTAGAGGTTGTTGACATCCCAGCCGCGGGCAATGGCCCTTGGTGCGTGATCGGCGCAGACGGTCGCCTTGATCCCTTTGGGCGGATCGTTGGGCCAAGGCCACGCGCCTCCGCCGTCCCCACCACCGATTCCACCACCTGCCCCGGCCCCCGCGCCACCGCCGCCGGGGAATCCTTCACCCGCTTCTTCGCTTGCACTCTCACAGCTGGTGCAGTCGTCCCATGGGAACGGGCCACGGTATGCATAGATGCCATCGCCTTGCGGCATGCAGATGCGGCCACCAGCCGGATCGATGGTCCAGCAGTTACGACTCGCATCGTCTTGTGTATCGAGCTCGAAGCGCTTGGCGGTAGCGGGCAGATCATCCTCATGCACGAAGACACGCAGGTCCGAGGTGTTGTTTGAACACTTGGTCGCCTCGACCCAGGTATCACAGTTTTGGCAGCGCGGCCAACTCATGCGCCGCCTCCTTCGCAAGGACCGTCTGCGTTGTTGATGGCTTGAAAGACGTGCTCGATCGCTTGGGTCTCGCAGTTGATCTCGGGTGTGATCTGGACGACCGCCCCTGCGCCGATGGGCTGGATCGAAACCCCCGCGGGCAGGAGATCGACATTGATGCCGCAACCCTGCACGCCCGTCGCGCTGTTGTTCGCTTCGACCGTGTTGTAGGCCGTGCCAGTCAACCCGTCGGGCACGGCCGCCCAGGTGCCGGCCTGCTGATACTTCATCTGCGTAAAGGGATACGACCAACGGTTATCACCGATCGAGGTTGCCCCACCCAGTTTGCCCCAGACCCAATCAGCCCCGGGAGTTGTGCCGAGGTTCACCAGCGCCCAAACAACGGTCGATGCAGAACCGCTTCCGGGGGCACTTCCGGGGGCGTGCCAGATGATTTGGGTGCCGGGCTTGCCGGATTCGAGTTTGGTGGTGTCGCCGTCGATCACACCGGCGGTGGTGTGTTGTTCATCGAGCAGGTCGATCTGTACCGGGCAGATGCCGTTGACGTAGGCCCGGCCGATTCCCCCTGCGGGCAAGGGGTCGAGCAGGACCGCGAAATGCCCCGCCGCTGCATGCTCGTCCTCGGTCGGCGTGACGACGGTCAGCGCGACCTGGCGCAGGAATTCGTCGAGGTGATCGCCGGGCAGGATGATCGGGGCGTTGATCCCGACGACCGCGTTGCGCGAGAGATCAGCCCCGGAGTCGTTGCGGACCAGGACGATGCCGGTCTGTTTCGTGCCGGCGGTTGCGGGCATGGGACCACGGCCACCGGCCTGCTGCTCGTAGTAAGCGCGCGTGGCATCGACGATCTTGTTCCAGTCGTTCGCTGGGATTCGCAGCGGGCTTCCGCTTTGGACATGACGCAAGTGTGCCATCGTCACACTCCTATCCCAAGTCCAGCAAAGTCCCCATCGCGATAGACCTGCTCCACGTAGGCCGCGATGGGCTTACGGATCAGCATCTTGGCGTTCGTGTCTTCGGCCTCCTGGTAGCGGACCCAGAGGTATTCCCAGCCCTTCTTCGCGATGCCCGCGATGGTGCCAACGCTCAGGCCGGTCACGTTGGGCGAGCCCGCGAAGGCGAAGCTGATCTCCCAGAGGTCTTCGGGATCGGTGCCGCGTCGCGACCCAGCCGCGCCGAGGAACAGGCATTCGCCGCCAGACAGGCCTTTGAACGCGGCGTTATTGACACGCCCCGTGAGCGAGAAGAGCGCGCTCTTATACGCCGTGGTCACGACGGTGGGTGCGAGGTGGTGCGTTTCGGAGAAGGTGTAGACCGGCGCGGTGATGTCCACGCCATCGACGCCATCCTGCGTCACACCAATCGCGCCCTTGAAGTCTGGAGCCGCGCCGCCGGGGAAGTCTGGCGCGACGTAGCTGCCTACGGTGGAGAGGGATTGGGTGATGTGCTGGGTGCCCCCGCGCGTCTCAAAGCTGAAGCTGGATTGACCTGCCACAGGGGGAGCGCTGCCCGACCGGACATACCGCACGACCCCGAGCCACATGCTTGGAGCAAGCTCTTCGACCTCCGCGTCGTCACGCTTGAGGTTGTTGTGAACGGTGGGTGATTCGGTTAGGAGTTCAAGGCGTGCGATGGCGTCGCTGTCGGTTCCACGGACGACGTAGGTCAGTTCTGCCGATTCATCGGAGAGCACGCGACCAAACTTTTCTTCAACGATGACAGACAACCCGGAATCTCCTATGCGAAAGCAGCACCGTTGTTGCGGACTTCACGTTCGATGCGCTTGGCGATGCGGGCGGCTTCTTCGGCTGCATCAGCGGCTCGTTCGGTCGCGTCGTTAGAGAACGCCAGGCCGAGCAGCGCCGCGGGATTGAACGATCCCACCGAACGAACCCGGTCGGCTTCGCGCTGCAAGGCGTCTTCAAAACCCGACAGGTCTGGTGGCTCGGGCGCTTGTGGCACATCGTTGCCGTTGTCTTGGTCCTGGGTAGCGGCTCGGCGATCGCGTGCTTCGGCGATGGCGTCTTCCCACTCCTTGCGTGCGTCGATCAGGGCCTGCTCTGCGTCTTGCTCCGTATCACGGCGCTGTTCTTCCTGACGCTGTTGTTCGTCCTCGTACTGTTGTCCGATGACACCGAGGGTTTGCTCGTTCAGATCGTCGGCCTGTTGGCGACGGGTTTCGCGGCGCAGATTGACACCGATCACTGCCTCGCCGGTCTGCCGATCGATCTCGGCAAGCCGCTGCTCCAGCGCCCGGTCGATCTCCACATTGGCCCGGGCCGGGTTGATCGAGTCATCGAACAGGCTCTTGATGTAGTTCCACGCCTTGGTCGCCAGCGCCTTCATCCGCTCCCAGGTGGCCGAGAAGATGTTGACGAACCCGTGCCACGCGGTTGCGAGGAAGGATGTTGTTTCGATCCATGCGACCTCGAGCGCATGCCAGACGGTCTGCAACGCCGCCAACGCACCGGTGAACGCCCCCACGAGGACATCCGCGATGAAGTGCTTGAAGCTGAGCCACAATCCCTTGATGAAGTTGACCCCTTTGACCCACTCCATCTTCAGCGTGAGCCAGAGGATCTTCGCGGCTAGCCCGATGTCGCCAGCGGCCAGTGCATCGGCGATCCCTTGGTAGGCTTTCAACGCGGTGCCTTTGAGCGCCTGGAACTTTTCGCCGAGCCAATCGAGTGCTTGGCCCGCAACGCCTGTCGTCTGTACGAGATAGGCCCCGAGAACACCCAGCGCCGTGATCACCAGACCGATCGGGGAGACCAGGAACGCAATCGCGGTTGCGATGACTCCGAATGCTGCGCCGGCACCCGTCACGATGGAAACGAGTAGCCCGATCGCCATGCCGACCCCGGAGATCAACACCCCGAGTGTGATCAGACCGAATCCGACAGCAGCAACGACGGCCGCAACCTTCATGATTTGCACAATGAGTTCACGGTTGGCTTTGACCCAGCCGCCGACCGTGACCGCTAATCGCGTGATGGTGTCAGCCACTTTCTGCAGCAGCGGTGCCAGGGCGGCACCCACATTGAAGACCCCCATGCGGACGACCTTCCAGAGCTTGTCCAGTGCGTCGGTGAATTCTTCGGCGGCAGCAGCATCTTCTCCCGACATCGTGAGTCCCAGGCGACGGGCTTCTTCTTGAAGCGCACTGATCCCCGCGCTGCCCTGATCGAACATTGGGATGAGGTTGGTGCCCGTTCGGCCGAACAGCGTCATCGCGATCGCGGCCTTGCGTGTGGGGTCCTCGATCTCGCCGATGCGGTCTGCCAGCAGCTTGAACTGGTCTTCGGGCGATAGGCCGTCCAGGTCGGCAAAGGTCAGACCGAGATCGGTGAGGGCATCGACCTGTGTCGAGAGGCCCCTGCCCGCGTCGTAGATGGACCGCTGCATCTTTCTAAAGCCCATCTCCAGCGAGCCGAACTCGGTGCCGGTCTGGCTGGCAACGAACTCCATCTCGCTAAGGGCCTCCACAGAGAGCCCGGTCCGCTTGGCCATCTTGGCGACCTGGTCCCCGTATCGTCCGAAGAGCTTGGTCGCGGCGGTGAGCGGCGCGATGACCGCAGTACCCAGGCCCGCGACTTTCAGGCCCGCATTACGCACCGACTGGCCATAGGCTTTGAGCTTTCGCTCTGCCCGGCGAAGGCCGCGCACAAGCTTGCTGTCGTCGGCGAAGAGCTCGACGAAAGCGCGGCCTGCTCGGATACCTTGGCTAGAGGGCATGGGTCACCTGTGCCAGCGCGGCTTAATCACGGCGGGGACGAGGCTTGGACAGCTCGCCGAAGCGATCGAGTTCGGCATGCTTGGTCTGGATGCCTTGTCGTAGCTGTTGACGCAGCCTCTTCGCTGGCTTCTTACCCCCGTTCGCATCGGCGTAGTCTTTGAGGACGTGATCCAGCGCGGTATTGAGCTTGGTCGCGCCGGCGTGAGGCGTTTCACTCGGGACTTTCTTCTCAGCGCGCTTGATCGCGGTGATGATCGAGCCTTCCCATTGACGCCACTTCTCGTTGAAGGGGTCGATCTTGCCGAGCGTCCAGAACACGAGCACAAAGACAGAGGCCATCCCAAGCAAGAAGCCGAAGACGGAGTTCGTAAACGCGGTGAGGATGTCTGTTAGCGATTCAAGGATCATGTCGTTTGCCTTTCATGCCCGTCAGGGCTTCGCGGAGGAGTTGGAGATCGTCTGCCCGATACTGTTCACCTATGCCGTCCCGAGACTTGGCGGTCTTTTGGTATGGGTCGAAGTCAGAGGTCTTAAACGGTCGATGCTTCTTGGGATCACGATTGGCGTTGGCGATGACCGCACAGACAAGTGCTGTACGGGACCACTGATCTTGGCCGTGGCCTTCTGACATCCAGAGCAGTTGGCGCAGCGTTAATTGGAAGAGGTCAGCGGTTCCGAGCCCGAGGCTTCCTGCGATTCGCCAGACATCACCCCACGGATCGTTTCGTCGATGTTGATTGCATCGAGCTTGCTCTCGACTGCGCTCACCGCCGCGTTGATCATGGCCATCTGTTTGGCGACCGCTTTGGCCCGATCGTTGCGCCCGCGCCCTCGGAAAAAATCAATGAGTTCCTCGTAGAACGCCTTCTGTGCAGCGAGCAGCGTCTCACCATCGAAGCAACTGCGAACGTCGTCTTCAGTGAGGCCTTGCTTGGCGAACTGCCCCTCCAGCATGATGCAGAGCACCTCGCCTAAGAGCATCTCGTCGGTGCCCAATAAGGTCAGGACAGGCTCGCCATTGGCTTCGCCCTTCCGGGGGGCTTCGGGTTGGAGCAGATCGATATCGAGTCGGCTCTTGACCGCCATCGCGGTGCCGAGGTTCAGTGTCAGCGTCCAGCTTCGTCCATTTGCATCGGTAAACGTCCTCATTACGCGGCCTCCAATCCGTCTTCGATCCACTCATCAAACACCGCGAGCTTGGCGGTCACGGACACCATCACGCCTTCTTCAAGCGGTTCGCTTCGGCTGAAGTTGGTGATCGAGAAGTCCGCGAGCGGCCCCTCGCTGCCCGTCACCGCCGCGATGTCATCCGGGCTCTTCGCACCGGTGAGCACAGCCAGGCGGATGGAACCCGCCGTGAGGTACGCGGTCTTGATGGCGTCAAAGCCGGTGTCGCCGGGCTTCCAGAGCATCTCGAATTCGGCGGTGCACTCACGCAAGGTCGGCGCGGTGGCGCGCCAACCCTGGTTGGCGCGCGTCGTCACGTCTGCCTCGCCCGCTTCGAGACTGAGCGTCACGTCCTTGACGTTGCCCATCTCGGTGAGGGCGGACAACGCGCTTCCGGCGGTGCCCTGGTAAATCTTGGCGTTCATGCCGAGCAGGAATTCTTGCGGCATCGTGGTGTTCCTTGTGTTTGATTCCGGGGGTTAATTCCGGGTGATGCTGTCGCGCCACATGGCGGGCAGCTTGGGTTGTTCTTGTTTGAAGGCTGGACCCATGAAGGGTCGGCCTCGGTAGTTGGCGCGGACACGCTTGCCGCGACGCTGTAGGGTTGTGCTGCCGCCGTATTCGAGGAGCTCGGGCGCTTGGCCTCGATCGTTTTGCGAGAGACGGACCGGTCCAATGACCACGCTGCGATTCGAAGGTTCGTAGCCGAAGTAGATGAACTTCTTCAGCAGGCCGGTGTGGCTCGATGGCGGTGCCCCGGGCGCACTGACCTTCTTGCGCTTGCGGATGCTGCTCCTCGCGCCGCGGCGCACGAAGGCCCCGAATCGCGAGAGCACACGCCGCGTTCCGCGATCGACCTTGTCGCGCACGGCCTTCTTATCGAAGAACATCTTGGTGATCTCAAAACCGATCATGGCGTGGTCTCTGACCCCGAAGGGTTTGTTCTTAAAAGTTCCCCAAACACGAAAAATGAAGTTGGGGAAAGAGCAGAAGCGGCGTTGGCCGCTCCCGATCAAGTGTTGTCTTCCAATGAACCTTCACCGGTGATGCGGTAAACGACGCCTTCACCGGCGGCGACCGCTCTCAAGTAAATCTTGCTGGCGTCATCGATCCGCACGACCACGCCGCGATAGTTGCCTTTGAGTAGTGGCATGTTCTGGCTCTCGGAATCACCAAGGAAGATTGGCTTAGTGTTCGTGGCGTTGCCGTCATCGTTGATGGGTGCAGCGACCCACACGAATCGGCACGGCGTGGGCTCGTTGACGAGCGGCTCAGCCACGCCCGCTTGAGCCATCGACTTTGATCCACCGGTGAAGATCGATGGCGCGGTGATGTCCACCAACTGTGCGCCGTCGTCGGGGTCAACCGCGATCGTTGCCGTCTTGATCCATTGCTTGCGTGGTGTGGCCATCAGGGGTGCTCCGATTGCGTTATTTCATTGCCCGATAGATCAGGGTTAAGACCGAGGTGAAGGTGCGCTGCTCGTGTAAGTGTTCCGGGGCGTAAACCGGGTCATTGGTCGTGCTGACCCAGGCGGCAAAGGCCGCCCCCTGAAGTGGGCGTTGACGCAGGTACTCGGCGATCTGATCAACGACGCCGCTAAGCGTTTGCACCTCGGTATCCATCGCGGTTCCAGCAGGCAGCTTCTTCTGGACCCCGATGTCAATCGCAAAGTCGTGCTGGCTGGCAGATCGCGTTGAGCCGGTGATCTCAACGGCCTTGGGCACTGCTGTGACCCGCAATTCGACGAGGTCTTTGAGTTCATAGACCGGCAGAAGTTTGCGCTCGGCGGTAAAAGCCTTGGTGAACGTATTGGGCGGCGCGCTGTTGAGCTCTTGCACCACGGCGTCTGTGATCTCGGTGATCAGGCTCATAGAAACACCCCCGCATCCGATAGCCACGAAAACAAGCTCGACCCCGCAGCCGTACCAGCGCCGCCCAGCAGCAGCCAGATCAGCCGGGACTGCCGTTTGCCGCTTTGCTCGAGTCGGTCCAGTCGCACCTGGATACCGGGCTTGCCGTTGCCACGGATCGCTTCGTCCAGCCGGTCTAGCTTCTTGTAGATCGCTTCGAGCGGGTTCTGATTCGGATTGAAGGAGCGGTTGTCGCTACTCAAGGGATGGCCCTGTCTCTTTGGTGTGGATGCGATACGTTGTGCGACCCGGATCGGACCAGCGCCACGCGCCTTGGCCCGCAAGGTCCATCACTTCGTAGCGCTGGCCGTCGGCGACGATCGCGTCACCGGCCTGAGGATCGAAGCCCAATTGGTTGGCCGTGATCAGGAAGTCGATCACATGGGCACGCAGGGTTGCGCCGCTGTACGACGCGTCGCCGACCTCGTAATCCGTCTTGCCCTTCGTAGCGGGCACATCGATCACTGTGTTGTCGGAGCGCTCGTAGACCACCGAGGTGGTGAGGTGCTCGCCTCGCTGCTGGGCCAGCCAACTCGCGCTGTCTTTGAGTAAGTCAGGCATGAACTACTGCTCCAGCTTCACGCGGGTGGTGGTGTCGTTGTCGCCAGCGGAGAGGGTGGTCTTGCCCAGGTACTTGTTGGCCCCGGCCTCGGCGTCTTCCTTGGCGACCTGATCGCCTTCGTCCCAGTAGACCTTTGTCCCGGCGGGGATCGCCTCGCCGACGCCTGTGGTCTTGGGAACGTCGAACACGCCGGTGGTCGCCAGTGCGCCGAGGGTGTTGGCTGGGATGTCGATCTTGGCGATGCCGATGAGATCGCCTTGAACGATCACATCCCCTGCAATGACATCGCTTCCGGGGCTGTGGTCGATGTTGAGGCCGTCTTGGATGAACTGTGCGGTAGGCATAGGAGTTGTCCTTATGTTGGTTCACGGTGCAGCGATTCCGGAGATTCCGGAGATTCCGGGGGGGGTTAGGCTTCGCCTTTGACCTTCACTGCGCCGCGGTGGTCTTGTTCTTTCACACCAAAGTCGATGTATCCACGGAACTGGATGCCGAGCGTGTTGAAGTTGGCGTCGGCTCGCTCAACGGTCGGCGTCTGCTTGCCGTTGAGGAACGCGACCTCGACCGCCGGGACCCGGTTGGGGTCGGCGAAGAGATACCAAGCCTTGTTGCTGGCTCCCGGAATGGCAGAGTTGGACAGGTACGCCGAGGTGACCACATCGAACTTACCCGCGTGCGGGTTGCTGGCGACCTTGGGTTTGTTGGCCGTGGTGGTTTCGTTAACGGCGGTGTCTTTCATCAGCTGCTGGGCCAGCACCTTGAGCGCCGGAGGAACGAACAGCTTCTGCGGTGCGACACTCAGCGGTCGGCCGTTGGGCTTGGTCTGTTCGAGGAAGGTCAATTCCGCAGCGGTAAGACTCTCGATCGAGAGCGCCGTATTGGCACCGGTCAGGTAGTTCTTATTGCCCGCAGAAAAGAATCCGGCGGGATTCGAGAGCAGCAGTTCGAACACCGCCTCGGCGATCGCCTCGGCCGAGCCCATGCCCAACACCTGCGGGACCGCTGCGAACGCGCCCAGGTCATCGTTGATGATGTCCTTGCGCTCCAGCGAGAACATGATCCCGAAGGTGTCGGCCCGCTGGGTGAAGTTCTCTTCGCCAAGCTTGCCGTGTTTCAGTTCGCCGCCCTTACCCACCGGCTGGAACTTCATGTCGTCGGTCAGGCGGTAGCGGGTGTGCTCCTTAAAGTCAGAGACCGACCCGATCTTGCAGACCTGCCGCCACGCGTCCTCGACGTAGTTGAATCCGTCGAGCAGCATCTTGTGGGCCACGTTGGAGAGGATGCCCGGCAAGGACATCGTGCTGAATGCGGCTTGGAGCCAGCCGGAGGCGTCCTGTCGGTATCGCGGAAGACGCCGGCCCGCAGCGATCTCGCAGAACTCCTGGAAGCCGACGCCACGGAAACGGTCGCTGGCCTCGACGGTCTTCTCGCCGAACTGGGTCAGTGCCCGCTGGTCGGTCATGCCCGCCGCACGGCACGCGGCCGCGATGAGCACGCCTTGGTCGGGCGACTTGTCGGTCGCTCCACCTGGGCTGGGTGAGGACGGACGCGATGCACGGAGCACCTCGAGTTCGGTCTTGGTCTCGTCCCACGCCTCTTCGATCGCTTGCGCGGCGATAGCCTGATGGGCGCTGCCACAGACTTCGAGGATGCGGGATTGGCGACGCAGTTCGCTTGCTGCCGAGGCACGCAGACGCTTGGCGGGGTCTTCATCGTCATCGCCATCGGCGACAGCGACGGATGTTTCTGTGTCTTGTTGCTGCGAGTCGAACGAAGCGCGGAGTGTCTTGGTTTGATCATCAGATAGTGCCTCGGGGTCGAAGCCACTGGCCTGGAGCCATTCGGAGAAGTCCATAGGGAGCTCCTTGTTGGGTTGTTTGGTTGGTTGATTGGCGATGAGCGCCGAGGTCTGGGTGTCTGCGCCCAGCGGAACGAAGCTGATCTCGCCGAGGAGGGATTGGCGGGCGACGTTGAGCGGGCCATCGAGCGAGCGGCCATTGACGACCACGCTCTGCCCTGCCTTGATGAAGTCCACTTTCTGGGCCTGTGCACCGATGGATGCTTGCCAGCGGAAGCCCTTGTCTGCCAGCGCGACCACACGCTGCACGCGGGGTGAGTCGCCCAGCACATCACCTGATGCCATGAGCTGGCCTTCGACGATCTCGATGCGATCGGTCTGACCGACCAGGTCGTCCACGTCCTGTTGATGGCCGAGAAAGATAGGCTTTGCGCTATCACCGGTGTTCAGGCCAGCGAGGTCCACGACGACCGGGTAGCGCCAGCCTGCCAGCGTCATGGGACCACCGGTGTAGGCGGTCATTGAAAAGCGACGTGGCCCCCCGGAACCCCCGGAAGTTGGGTTCGCGCCATCAGCGGATGCAGCGGCCGTGATCTCGCACGGCGCGGTGAGCGTGAGAGTCTGGGTTCCGGGGGCGGGATGCTCAGGCATCGTCTTCCTCCTCCATCTCTGGATCGAGTTCCGGGGCGACACCTGCAGGCTGCGATTGGGCTTCGGTCAGGCCGAGTTCACGAACCAGAGCCACTTCCTTCGCGCGTTGGCGAAGTTCGGTCTCCCAGTCGCGCCCTTGCTTGGCATACTCGTTGGCGAGTGTGGTGGTGTGGCTAGACAGCCGCGTGGATTGTGCGTTGGCTTCCTTAGCCGGGTCCACGTGCTCGGTGCCGTCCCAGAACCACTGGTGGTCCAGCGTGTTGAAGTCGGCAGTGCGCAGCCAGCGCGGTAAGAGATCGGTGACAAGAATGGCCTCGTTGAGCCAGGCCCGGAAGATGGCATCAAGCACGTTGCAAGCGATGTGGGTCTGATCGACGCGGATCGCCTTGTAGTAAGTCTGATGATCCAGCCGACCCGAAGCGTAGTTGTAGCCCGAGCTGTTACCCGCAGCGACGTTGAACGGCATGTTCAAGCACCGTGCAATCTCGGCCAAGATCGACTTCACGAACTCAACGTGGTTCGTACTCGGGTGCTCGGCCTTGACCTGTCCGAGCTTCCAGCCCTGCGGCAACGTGGTTGCCATGCGAGCTTCGAGTTCGAACACGTCCATCGGCTCGACCGCATCCGGCTCGCCGTTGGGCGGCGCATCGGTGTAGAGCGTTAGCGCGAAGTCGGCGGCGGTCTCTGCTGCCGCGAGGACGGCCAGTCGGTATCGACGCAGCTGCGCGAACAACGGCAGTGCAGGCGTCAGTTCGGGGATGCCCCTGCTCTGCCCCGGCCGCTCGATGCGATACAGGTGGATCACCGAGTCGGCCGACACACGATCGCACTCGTCATCGAAACCGCCACCGCCGGGGTGCTGCTTGAGGACGTGGTAGTGCGTGGGATTGCCGAATCGGTCGTGTTCGATGCCATCGACCGCGTCGTCTTCGAAGGCGCGGCGCGACGGCGGCGTGGTGACTTGGTCGGCTTCGACCAGTCGAACGTCCAGCTGAACCGGTCCTGGGATCGAGGGGTTGCGGGTAAGTACTGCGAAGGCCTCACCGGATTCGGCGCGGGCCATCCGCATGGTGCGGAGTTTTTCAGGGAGATTGATCGCGCGGGCCCAGCGCATGAACGCCTGCTCGACGGCAGTATTCGCGGCGGGGTCCTCGGTCAGCATCTGCAGACGCGGGCCGGTGCCGATCGTGTCGTTAGCCAAAGTGAGGACGATGCCACGGGCATACGAGTTGTTGGCCACTTCGTAGCGCGTCCGACTTCGTAGGATCGCACGCACATCCATTGATGCGGCGGCGTCGGGGCTGAGCAGGTCCGCGTTGGCCCAGTGCCGACGGTTCTCGTCGGTCGTCTGCGCGGCGTCGAACTTGGCACGAAAGACGCGGTACGAATGGTCGTGCGACGCGTTCGCTTTGGTCTTGGACTTCCGGGGGTTCCGGGGTGATCGCCATCGCATCAGCATTACGCGGCCCCCGGTGGAATGAGTTTGGTGGTCTTGATCCCCAGGCCCGACTTGCGCGTGGCCTGCTTAGACGCGAGATAGCGGTCCGCCGCAATCTGGTCAGCGAGGCTGTGCTGTTCGACAGACTGACCATCTACGCTCGCCTTGGCCGGGCCGGCAGCGTTGTCATGGATGCTCTGATCCAGCGGGTCGGTTGGAGTCGATTCGGGCAAGGCGGTGTCCCAGTAAGGAGTGGTCCCTACGGGTCACCTATGCCGTTTAGATACGTCTGATTCAGATACTCTTCCTACAACTTCAAACCGTTCCAGATATGGAACCTCGCACGGATTGTTCGCTACAAGCGTTCTCTTGTTGTTATCCGCTTACCACAGTGACGACACCTTCGGACCCGCAAGATGTGTCCTGGTCGCTGGCGTGTGTACCAGACCGGCAGGTGCCGACAGCCACATTTGGGGCATGCCAAGCCTGGGCCGGGATCATCAGCGTCTTGCTTGGTAGATGGTTGGAACGGCTTCATTTCCGGTTCGCCTGTAGTTCGGAGAGCTTGATTCGGGGTTTGCGGGGCGCACCGATCGTCTCAACGCCCAATTTCACGCCGCCCATTGACGCGGCCACGGCGCAGCCAACCAAGCAGTCGAACCAGTGGTTGTCGGGGCGGCTCGGACGGATCGCCCACTCCTGAACCATCCGACCGTGTCCTTGGGTGCGTGTCCAGAACTCAGCACCCGCAACGTGGTCGGCAAACAGTCGGTGGGCCGAGCCACGAGATGCTGTGTCGCCGAAGAGCGTCAACGCACCGCGATCACCCGGGGCTACCGCCAGTCGAGCATGAAGAAAACTCTTCCAGTAGTTCGTGTCGATCTGCACGTGCCGGAACTCACTGGTCTTCGAGACGTTGGGGACGTACCAGTGATGACCATGGCGTTCGCCGGGACGACGCCGGTAGGTGGCCATGGGCTTGTTGCCTGCCTTGATCCCCACACCCTTGGACGGCATGGCTGCGCCGGCACCGGGGAGTTTGTGGCAGACGTTGGCCACGACCCCGGGCAGGTAGCCCGAGTCGATGAGTAAGCGTTCGATGCGGATCGCGCCTTCGCCTTGCGTGTAGTCCGTGGTCAGTAGCGTTGTCGCCAACTGCTCAAGCCCCGCTTGCACCGCGCCCTCCACACCGGCCCCGGGCACCAGATCACCCATGGTCTTCTTCGCATCACGCAGCGAGAACAGCGACCGCTTTTGGTCGGGGTAGGTGCCGTAGTCGATGACGTACCCGGTGAAGTCCTCGGCCCAGGCGCACACCACGTAGAACAACACCTTGTCGTGAACGTCCACGAACGCAGTGAGGCGCGTACACTCCAGCGGCACATGCTTCCGGGGGCGGCCGTTGATGCGCTCGGCGACCTGGTCTGGGGTGAGTACGTCCTCGTCGCTCTGTTCGGCGACGGGCTCATTCTGATACTCAGCAAAGAACGCAGGCTCATCGCGTAGCTTGAGGTTTATCGCGTGCTGTAGCGCGCTGACCTCGTCGTGGTTGAAGCGAACCGGCCAGGCCACGGCGCTGCCCGCGTCCATCACCTCGCGGTGCTCTTCGTAGTACGTGGTGGCATCCGAGCCATCGTTGCCTTCACGCAGGGATTGGGCGCGGAGCTGAGCGTATTCATCCCAGTGCTTCTCGGCCTCGGCCGACTCGGGGAACTTGTAGACCAGCTTGGTGCATTCACCTTGCCACTCGGGGTTTTTGGTCCGGTCGAGGATCTGGTCCGCGAGATCGTCGTGGTAAATCTTCGTGCAGGTCATGAAACCCGCCATCTTCACCCCCGGACCGCCAAGGCCGAGTACGTCGCCATTGAGGATCGACAGGCGGTGGCGGGTCTGCGCGGGCGAGTTGGCTGACTGTCTTGTCTGCGGATCGTCAAGGATCACAAGCGACGGGCGGATGATCGACCCGTCCATGCGCGTGTGCTGCTGGCCACGGATGTTGGAGTCCAGGCCCGCGACGGTGATGATTCCCCCGCCCCCGGAAATGCTGCTGTCTTCTGCGTAGATCGTGGGCATAACCAGCTTGTCCGCCGACCACGTGATGTAAGTCGGCTTGCCCTGGCAGAGCTGTCCGATCTGGCGACGCGCGTTGTTTTCCAGCTTGCGGATCGGATAGATCGCCTCCGGGAAGTCGGCAAGAAGAGCATCGTTGGCGAGCATCTCCCGCTTGATCGCGTCGAGCATGCTCTTGGCCTGGTCCTCGGCGCTGCCGATCAGACAGACATAAGGGCGGTAGCCGTAGAGGATCGCCCAGAGCCCCGCGATCCTAGCGAGCGTCGTCTTGCCGCTGCCGCGCGGCATGGCGAAGGCAAACAGCCCGCCGTCAATCACCGCACGCTCGATCTTCTCGATCACACGCAGGTGGTCGTCGCTCCATTCAAGGTGGAACGCTGAAGGAAAATACTGCTCGCAGAAGCTGCGGAAGGAATGCTTGCATTGTTCACGGCGGTGCGGGTCTTCGATCGCGGGGATCGCGCCGATGTCACGACCGGCCTTGGACAGCGCACGGTTGCGTTCGGCCTCACGGAGCTTGCGTTCTTCGTAGGTAGTCGGCTGGGCCTTGGGTTTGTCGCGCTCGCGCACCAGCCACGCGACGTACTTGATCAGCGCTACCTTCCGCGGGTCACCGGCAGCGGTGATGCGCAGGCCCGCCTCATTCATCTGGCGGTGGATGGTCGTAGCGCTCACGACCGTCCCGGCCGGCGTGCTGTTAAGCAGCCGGACCAGTTCGGTCGGGGATAGCGCACGCACATCCATCGCCATTACGCATCAACTCCTGACGCGACAGGTTGGGCGGGGTCGGCGTTCAGCCAGGCGGCGTAGTGGACAAGGTTGATCGACCCGTTCGCGTTCGTGGGCGCGCCCTGGGCCACGTGTTGGCATAGGACATCCATAGGGATACCCAGCAGGCGGGAGAGCTGTTCCTGGCCCACGGCGGCGGGATTAAGCGGGGATTCGGGGGCGTGTTGGGGGTCGTTTTCAGGGGGCAAAAGATTCTCCTAAATAACTGCAAATACTGGCATTAACGCCTTGATGTATCTCCGAAGCTGAGGCTTAATGTGCTTGTTCCAACCGCAACCCCCAACCCCAGAAGAACCATGACCAAGCCCACCAAGAACGCCCTGAAGACCATCGAACGCATCGCCCGCGACGAGCTCGACCTCGAAACCCTCGAGACCCGCAAATGGGACAGCTACGACTTCAAAGAGCACGCGGTCTGGAGCATCAAGAAGGCGCTGCTCGACGCCTACGCCGCCGGGGTCGAGGCGGGCAAAGCTTCCCGCGCCAAGTAAACCACGACCAACGAAAGGAACACCATGCAGATCACCCGAATTGAACTCCACGGCGAACAAGGCTACGTCACGATCGAACGCCCGATGTTCGGCCTCGAAGTCACTATCCACAGCATCAAGCCCGGAGACGACGGCGAACAGACCTGGACCATCAGCACACGCAGCGAGCGGCACCAAATCCTCGAGCTGGCCCAAATCATCCAGAAACGCTGCGACGGCTTCCGAGGCAGCAACAGCATGATCCACGACTACTTCTGCGAACTCCAACGCTTCATGGATTGACCTCAAAGACCACACCAACCCCTCAGACGGAGACCACCCATGGCTACGCAACCCCAAGGACACGACGAAGCAGAACTCTTCGACCACATCCGTGAACAGTTCAGCCCCGAAGCCGTCGCCGCCATCGCGGCCTGGCTCCAGCCCGCCAGCACGAACAACCCCGAGGTCGATCGCCAGATGCAATGGTTGATCGACAAGCTCATCGAGATGCTTGGGACCGAGCAATACAACGCACTGTGTGACGACCTGGGCCTGTGAGCCCGGGTCTTTTTCTATACCCCCTCCGAAAGGAACTGCATCATGAAGAAAGACCAAGTACAGATCGGCCAGACCTACAACGCGAAGATCACCGACAAGGTAGTGCCCGTGCGCATCGACGCCGAGCACAAGAGCGGCGGCTGGCATGGCACCAACATGACCACCAACCGGAAGGTCCACATCAAGACGGCCCAGAAGCTTCGCAGCAAATTCACGGCCGGCACCGAGAAGCCCACGGACCGGAAGCCTGCGAAAAAGAAGCTCTCCGCTGCCGAACGCAAGGCGATGCTGGCTCAGCACAAAGCCGACCAAGAGAACGCCCGGATGCGTGATGAACGCAAGACCAACGCCAAGGGCATGACCGCCAGCGAAGAGGCCATGGCTACCAGCGCTAAGACGAAGCGGACCAAGAAGCCCAAGGACGCTCCAGCGAAGGATAAGAAGCTCAGCCTGATCGCTGCCGCCGCCGAGGTCTTGGGAAAGAAGAAAGAGCCAATGACCACCAAGGAGATGGTGGACCATGTTGTCACCGCTGGGCTCTGGACCCCCGGCGCAGGCAAGACGCCCCACGCCACGCTCTACAGCGCCATCCTCCGCGACCTGAAGTCCGAGTTCCCACGCTTCGAGAAGGTCAATCGCGGGCAATTCACCCTGGCCCCCGGAATGAAGAAGGGAGCGTGACCGATGCCGACCCGAAGCAGAAACCGCATCGTCACCTTTGATGTCGTCGATGACCACCTGGAGATGAAGGTCGTCTTCCCCGACACCCCGGGCCGGGACTACGTGCATCGCTGCACCCGGGACATCTTCCGCGAGGTCGCCTTCACGATCGAAGAGCATGCGGCGGGCGGGACCACGCTCGAAGAGCTGGTCGCCGCGATGGAAGCGCCCTTCACGCAGGTCAACGTCGCGCTGGCCTTCATGAAGGAACGCGGGTGCGTCGAGGTCCGAAGGCGACGGACGTACCCCGCCTCGGACGCGGTCTACGAAGACGCCATGATCGAGTTCATGTATCTGGCTGACGCGCCGTACTGATCGCATCAAGCACCTGCTTCCTCTACCCCGGCGCTCGCTGGGGTTTTCTCAGTCACGGCCGCGATGCGCTCTGCCTTCTTGCCGGTGAATTGCTCCCAACGTTTCACGATGACATCGCAATAGGCCTGATCCAGTTCCATGAGGAACGCACGACGGCCTGTCTGCTCGCAACCCATCAGCGTCGAGCCCGATCCACCGAAGAGGTCCAGCACGTTGTGTCCCGCCAGCGACGAGTACTCGATCGCCCGCTTGGCCAACTCGACGGGCTTCTCGGTGAGATGAACCATCGACTGCGGATTGACCTTTTTCACGTGCCAAAGATCGGTCGCGTTGTTCGGTCCGTAGAACTTGTGGCCCGCGCCTTCCTTCCATCCGTAGAACGCGATCTCGAACGCGCCCATGAAATCCTTCCGCGTCAAGACCGGGTGCTGCTTGTCCCACACGATCCCCTGGCTGAAGTACAGCCCGGCCCGTTTGAGCGGTGCGGGGTAGTTGCCGAGGTTGGCGTATCCGCCCCAGATGTAGAAAGACCCGCCGGGCACGAGCACGCGCGAGGCGTTGCCGAACCACGCATCGAGCATTTCATCAAACGCCTCATCAGTCACGAAGTCGTTGGCGAGCGGGCGATCCTTGGCTCGCATCTGTTTGTGCGTCGGCTTGGACTTCTCCGGGTGCCGGGCGAGATCAAGTTTCTGGTGATGCCCCCCGCCCCCGGAAGCTCCTTTCTTCTCCGCCTTGGCGAACGACGAGTTGCCCGCCGCGATCGCGTTGTTGCTGCGCGGCTCGACCTTCACGTTGTAAGGCGGATCGGTGTTCACGAGGTGGATGACCTCGCCGTCGAGCAGGCGATCCAAGTCCTGAGGCTTCGACGAGTCGCCGCACAGCAAACGGTGCTTGCCCAGCACCCAGAGGTCGCCGATCTGCGTGATCGGATCGTCGGGCGGCTCGGGGATGTCATCCTCATCCGTCAGCCCCTCACCCGTCGCGTCGCCGCTGGCCAGCAGGCGGTTGAGTTCGTCCTCGGCAAAGCCGAGCAGGCCCAGCTCGTAGTTCATCCCTTGCAGGTCCGCGAGTTCCATCGGCAAGAGGTCGTAGTCCCACTCGGCCAATGTCGCCGTCTGGTTGTCCGCGATACGGTACGCCTTGATCTGCTCGGCCGAGAGGTCCGTCGCCACATGCACCGGCACCTTGGCCAAACCCATCTGCTTCGCCGCCTTCCATCGCGTGTGTCCGACGACGATTACGTGCTCAGCATCCACAACAATGGGCTGGCGGAAACCGAACTCGTTCAGCGAACGCGCTACCGCTTCCACAGCGGGGTCGTTCAGGCGTGGGTTGCGGTCGTAAGGTTTAACGTCATCGATGGGGGTCAGGGTGATCTTCATGGTTTTGTTCCTAGGGGTTTGATATTCCGGGGGTGGTGTTTTTCATCTGCAACCAACTCAAACAATCACGGCGTCCGTTCCCGCTGCCATGGGTAGAGGTCGTAACCCCGCCAAGTACCTAATGCCTCGCCTCGCGGGATCGGCAGGCAGGCCCGTTGGCCACGGGTTGGCCCACGTTGGGCCGTGTTGCGTTGGTGGGGATAGGTCGGGGCGTTGTCGCCATCGCGTGGTGGCCGCAATACGGGCGAGATTCGGATGACGTACAGCGCGGTCCCTAGTAGTCCCTGGCAATCCCTAGGGACTTGGCATTGCGTGCTCGTACGTGTCGCGCGTGCGCGTGTGCGCGCGCCTGCGCACCCGCGTAGATGCAGTGGGTAGTCCCTAGGGACTGCTAGGGACTGCCAGGGACTAGACCCGTCCGGCGTGTACGCCACAAAGCCTGTGATCATTCCTCGCATGAGCCCCCCTTGATCGCAATACCCTCGTAGAAATAGCCCAGATGCTTGTTGCGGCGGCGATGCAGGCCGGGCACGGCGGCGACGAGGTCGCGGCCGAACACCGCCTTGGTCGCCGGGGTGTGCCAGCCCTCGCCCTCGATGTACGCCTTGTACGCGTCGTACATGTCGTTGACGTACGTGCGCGCCCCCGGAACTTGCTCGCAGCAATCTCGTACGAATGCGCCGACGGGAGACGACAGGTCCTCGAGCTCGCGGATCGCATCTTCTGCCGCTGCTGGCTGGATGAAGTGACCCCGCTCACGCAGGCGCTTCCATCCGTCGATTGCCCAATTCAGGATGCCCGGCAGGTCGGCGAGGAGTTTCTCGGTGAGGTTCTTGTCCTCATTACCATAGAAGGACTTGGTCATCTGCAGGATCAGGAAGCGCCCGGTCAACGCGTTGCTGGCGTCGCCGAAGCGAGGCAGCTCGTTGGTCATGAACATGAACCGCGTCGGCAGCTTCATCGTCACCGAGGTCTTGTGCTTGCGGTCGATCGTCAGGGCGTCTTCGCCCGAGATGCACAGCAAACGCTCGACGACGGTCTGGATGTTGTCACCAGAAAAGCGCGCGTCCGAGACGACGGCCAATGACTTACCGATCAAGGGCTGAAGGCCGAAATTGCCCGCCAAGCCCGAGGTCGTCGGCCCGCAGACGTTGCCTTCGCCGATGAGCTTGCCAATGACCCGGCCGATCGTGCCCTTGCCAGAGCGCCTTGGCCCCACCATCAGCATCATCTTCTGTTGGCTCGTATCGCTGACCAAGCAGTAGCCCATCCACTCCTGGAGCAGGCGGACGCTGTCATCGTCCTCGCCAAAGACCTGCTCGAGGAACTTGAACCACGCCTCGGGCATGGTCTCGATAGGGTCCGGGTCGTAGTCCAGCGCGTTGACGCTGAAGAAGCGCGGCGTTGAAGGGTATTCCTTGCCAGTGGGCAGGTGCAGCAGCTTGCTCTTGCACGGCAGCAGCTCGTCCGGCGGTGCGAGCGCGGTGCCCGACAGCCATGACGGCGTTGGCGTGGTCGCTTCGAGATAGGCGTGGTTACAGACGGTATCGAAGGCCTGCTTGACCGTGCCGGGGTTGGCGTCGAAGTCCACCAAGATCATCTCTTGAGTGCTGCGGTCAACGATGTACTTCAGTGCGTCATGAAGCCACGGCTGGATCTGGTTGCGGATGGCGGCATCTTCAACTTCGATGAATCGCCCGTCCCGCCAGACCATGATCATCCCGGCGAAGAAGTACAGCTTCTGCCCATCGGGGTGCGTGTAGAAGTCGCGGATGAAGGCTTCTGCAGTCGGCTGGGTGCGCTTGGCCGAGAGCACGACCCGCCCGGTCTCAGGCTCTCGCTCGCCCAATGCGATCAGCCCGCTGTTGTCCTGACCGTCCTTGCCGGGATCGCCCGTGCCGCTCTCGCCAGACAAGATGCCCGACGCCTGGGGTTGGGACCGTTGGGGCTTTCTAGGTTTCCGGGGCTGGTACTGCTTGGTCACCTTGGACAGCGCCTTATCGATCGTCATCTGCCCGTAAGTCTGCTCGCCGTGTTTTTGATCCCATTTGGGTCGCCACAACTTGCTGCCCCGAAACAGGCGGTCGAGTTGGGTTGGGTCTTTGGTATAGAAGGTCAAGGTGAAGACGACGGATGAGTCGGCTTCGCTCTGCGAGTTGAAGTGCGCGTTCCAGTCGCCGGCGTCATAGAGCGAGGCGAACTTCTGCCCGGTGCGACGCTGGCCTCGGGCCAGATCAAGGATGTCTTCGTCGGACAAGAGCGGTGCGGGGCCACTATTAGTCGGAGACACCGGTACGGGTTCAGGCTGTTCGGGCTCAAACACCTCTGCATAGAGCGCGTTGAGTTGCTCCTGGCGTTCCTCCACTTCCGCGGGCGTGCCCGTCCAGCGCCGGCCCGTCACGGTGAAATAGCGACCCTGGTCGTAGATTTCTATCTCGCCATCATCGATGCTAGTGCGGCACCGCTTGCCGGGCTTGGTGGCGCGGAGAAAGATCTTCACGCCGGTGCCCGATGGGCTGATCTCGGTGTAGCTGTCGAGAGTACGCACGATCCGTTCGGCCCAGGGCTTGAGCGCCCCGGAAGTTGGGTCGATGGCGTTGTCCAGATCGACACCACAAAACCCGTCGCCCTCGGCGAACACAAAGCCGGGCCCCGAAAGCGTGGCGTCCCCACCGATGGCATGGACCACCTCGGTAAGGGACGACCACGTGCGGCGGTCGGTGCTGCTCGCCTCTCGTCCTGACCTAGCGTCGAAGGGAATCTTTGTGGGCTTGCCGTTGCGTGTTTGATAGCGCCAGCAAACCCAATGATCACGCTGCTTTAATGCCTCGGGCACCTGAGCAAGATCGTGACTGACTGCGGGCAGGTTGTCGTTGCTTTGAACGTCGCGTTGATTCATCTGGCCGTTTTCCATGTACGGCGAACTCCGCTAGGTGGCGATGGCGAGTGGCTCGCGGTCTCTGGTGCTCGGCAATGCCGAGATCATGAAGGCTGTCGAGCCGAATTCCTTGATTGCGAACGAAGTGAAGATTCGAACGACCGTCTCGCTGATCTCGTCGCCGCCGTTGATCAGCAGGCTGTGCCCGGGATCGTCACGGTGGTATGAAAAGTTCACGCGTAGTAGCGCCTCGCTGAAGAGACCCTCCGCCGCGAGGATCGCGAGGTGTAGGGTCGATTCGGCTTCATCAAGTTCGGTCGCGTCATCAAATCGAAAGTGGTAAGTAGTGGTATGCATGGTGATGGTTCCCTTGGCGCTGCCCCCGCCCTCAGGGATTGAGGGGAGGACGGGGGCGGCCTACGGATTACCTATGCCTTGAGCGGCGACGATCACCGGCCTTCTGGGCCAAGACCTGCATCGCTAAAGTTCTCACGCAGGTCGATGAGCCGGCGTCGCACCGTGGAGGGCGAGATGTCCCGCTGCTTCGCGGCGCTCGCAACACCCGAGTCCACGACATCTGCCAGCAGCGCCTGCTGCTCGGGCGACAGCTTCTTGATGGCGTGCGCGATCGCCTCGCGGACTTCTAAGCGGTCGCTCTCGGACTCGGGAGCACGGCCGAGGCGACGCAGTAGATCAGCCTCGCCCAAAACCGAGCCCATCGGGACACGATCACCGTCATGCTCGATCATGGTGGAGTCGAGCGAGATGTTGCGGTGCGCGAGGCGGCGCTTCTCGCGACCGCGATGACGAAGCTCCATCGCGACCCAAGTGTTGACAAGGTTGGTGATGAAGGCCTCGATGTTTCCCCGGTCGGGGTCATACAGCGGTGCTTTCTCGACGAGGTAGGCCCACATCGACTGTTGCAGGTCTTCAACCTGGCACCGAGTAAAGTCGGTGCGCCGGCAAAGCTGCTTGGCCTTGATGCGGATAAGGGTTGTGGCGTACGGGTGAGAAACGACGGGGTGGCTTGAAGCCATGGGAAACTCCCGCCGGAGGAGTTCCCGTTCACCGAATCAAGACGCGCGTATTACAACTGTGCTGCGGACACATGTCGCAGATCGAATCACAGTCGCGTCAGGCGACAAACGGGGAGTGCCTCTCGGCACCCCGTCTGCGCCACAACTCGTGTGTCTTTGCTACAAACCATGTGTCTTCTAAAAAATCAGTCCAGAATCCACTCGATTTCTTTCTCGGGGGCATATTTCATAGTGCCGCCCGTGCTCAGATGTGCGTCCAGATGATCTGCGAGCATTGGGAGGTGCTTCCTGATCTCTTTCTTGCCGCGAGTGATGGCCGTTGACACGGACTTGCGCACCCGATCTGCGTCGGAGGCTTCGCGGGCATCGCCGCGCAGATTGAAAAGCTTCGCCATCTCCACGGTGAGATCATTCAGGTCGGATTGAAGGGCAATCTTCCTGCCCTCGTCGTTCATCTCTTCTGCTTCATTCAGCTCTTCGCTTAAATCGCTGTATTGCTCCCGCATCTTCGCGCGACCCTCATCATCGATGGTCTCACCAGACGTACCCGACGCGTAGAGCGGATTGATCCCCGCCTCTGTTGCGAGCAAATCGACCGTCCGCAACATCCGATTCGGCTCCCGCAGAATCCTTGCGATATACCGCAGGCCAATGGTGTTTTTGAGGTGCTTGATTTCGCTTCCGTCGAACGCGATCTCCCAGAATTCGCCTTTGCACCGGAACATGTAGTCCGGCGTGAGATCTCCTTGAAGATGCCGGCGCATAGCGATGTCGAGCACTCTAAGATCAACGCCGATCACTGCGTCGATGTGGGTATGGCATGAAGCCAGTGGATAAACACGCGGAGGCATCTGCCCCCAGGCGTCTTCGGGCGGTGCCGCGCTTGGCACAAAAACAATCGGCGGCACAACCGATGCAGGTAGCGCGGTGATGACCGAGGATGCGTCATTGCGCTCCAGGCCGCGTGCGAGATAGACCTCGGCCCGAACACCCCGGAATTCGTGCAGGCCAAGCATGATCAACCTGTCGTTGCTCACGGACTTCACCTCGCCTGTAAGACCAGCCGACACCGCGATCGCTCTGGCCAAGGCGAGCACATCTAGCTTCCACTGCTGGCGATCACGGTCATCCACCTCCACACGCATCTCACGCGGGCAGCGGATGAAATACTGGGTCGTCCCATCCTTGCGGGTTTTGGTGATGACCCTCTCGATGTGAGGCGTGACGCAAGCCGGGCAAGGTATCCGCTCCGAATACCCTACAGGCTTAGCAAGCCCCGTCGATTGCAAGACATGCCTCGTCGCAGCTGGCAGACGCAGCCAACCTGTGGGGGTCAGAATGGTGTCGGCTGATTCAAACAGCTGCCATATAGGGTTGAGCGCATTAGTCATGGTCCACCCCCAGGTGCTTGAGAAGCTCTTCGCCCAGCACACGCAGGTTCTCATCGTCTTGGCTCTTGAGGTTGCAAGCCCGCGGGGTCACACGAATCGTCTGACGCCGGCCCCGGCGATCCCCCTCGCTGACGCACTGCATGTAAATCACAAACTCTTCCACCGTCACCTGCGACCGATCGAGGTCCAGGCTCTTGAGCGCCCGGTCGAGTTGCTCCATCGCTGAGGCCCAGGTGGTCCCAATGCGGAAGCGAAACACCAACCCCTCGACCGGGACCTCGGTCACCGGGAACACCATTAGCCGCTTCAGTTGCAGGAGGGCGATCTGCGGATCGTTGGCCGTCAATGAATAGCCGTCTTCGAGCACGTGGTTCAGATCGAAAGCCGCACGGTCGGGAGGCATCTGATCGACATCCGTCTGGGTCATCGCGCGGTAGAAACGCTTGCGCAGATCGGCCTGAACCTTCTGCCCACCTGCCGCGATCATTTCCAGCACGCCCGTTGCTGGCGTGTAGACGAACATGATCGTGAAGGCCGTTGGGACATCCAGTGCTTCAAGCTCGTCGTCGTTGAAGACCATGAAGTTGTCGGGCCAGTCGGGCAGGTACGCGAAAAAATACTCCGCACCGTTCTGGCGGCTGTAGTGGTGGATTTCGCAAAGATCACCGCGGAACTGATCGGCGTGGTGGTCGATGATCTCCTGCTTGAGCGCCTCGATCCGTTCGTCATTGATAATGAAGGGGCTTGTCGCGACGGTGGGCCACTTGTGCCAGTGCCGACGCTGGGACAGTTCGTCTGCACGCGCGAAGACGATCGCCTCCTCAAACACCTCGGGGGCATTGAGGTAAGTCCAGACGACCTTGTTCATCCGCGATTTCTGCTTGCCCCAATCATCGACAAGTTCAGCGTCATACTGCCATAGCTCTTCGCGCAGCACATTCAGCCCGCAGGTCGAGGAGAATGTCTTGCAGGTTCGAAGCAGGCGATTGATGTCGCGTTTCTTGTCGTTGCCGAGTTCCTGCAACTTGTCGAACAGCGCATCGACGCGCTTCTGCTTCTTGTCCTGAGCCCAATTGAAGTCTTGCAGCAGGGGCAAGTCTTCAAGCAGTTGCTTGCGCAGGGGTGGGCCGATCTGTCGGAGGGTTGCTTTCAAATCAAACTGGCTCATGATGAGCTCCTTGGGTGTGCTTGTGAACTAAACAGTAAACAAGCGGGTTAAAAAAAGGGCGCACACTGCTCCCTTAGAAAAGTTTGGGGGTGATCTCCTCGACCAACAGTTCGAGCTTTTGCAGGCGGATTCGCATGGCCTGGGCCGAAACATGGAAGAGTTCTGCCAATGGTTTAGCGAAGACGTCCATCGCCATGTTGCGGTCGGCTTCAAGGTTGCCGTGGTAGTTGCCGATGGGCAGGTCGCCGATTCGAACCGGGTCGTCGTTGCCACGCCACGCTTGCCACGCGTCGTACACCATCTGGCGCGGCATGAGCAGGTAACCCGCGAACATGTCGGCTTGGATTTCTTCGCGGGGTTTTGTAGACGATCGACAGACGAACGCCGGCTCACTGTTCTTCTCGAACAGGTACATAGCTGTAGGGTCGGCGGCGAGCACGTGCTTGTGCAAACACCAGTGCCCCACCTCGTGCGCCAGCGTGAAGTTGAATCGTCCCCGCATCTTCGGGTTCTCTTCGTACTCGAGAGATTTGTCTACCTTGATCTCACGGCTGCCGAACCAAATACCGCCGAGCACATCGGGATGACCGAGTTCAGCCTGGAGGTCTGCAATGTAAAACGCGAGTTCTAATTGGAACTCGATGATGTCCTCAACAGGAATGGGCCAGGTAGCGGATTCGCCTTTGCGAGCAAACCAGTCGCTGATCAGCTGCTGCGCCTCGTCTTCGATGTATGAGTCGGTGCGATACGGAACTCGTTCTGTGGATACGGTTCGGGCTCGTGCCATTATTTTGTGCCCCCCGAGTTCTTCTTGCGTTCAGCTTCTTCAGCCAACTGCTTGATCTGCTCCGGCGTAAGACCCTTGACCGCGCGAAGGAGTGCAGGCAACTCGGAGTTGCTCTGAAGTATTTCCTCTGATTCTTTTGAGACGCGACCGGCAAGCGTCACCCACTCGTCTAAGTCAGCCCCAAGCAGCTTGGCCATCTTCTCGACGCGATCGGCCGTCGGTGGTGTCTTGACGTTACCCTGTTCGACCTGGGATAGGTACGTCGGGCTGACGTCGATTACGTGTGCAAACTTGCGGAGGCTATACCCTTTCGCCACGCGTGTGGCTCTTAGCAGGTCGCCGAAGGCATTATTTGATGTGGCCATGGTCAAAAATCCGGCCCCGGGGTTTGACAAGGGAGTGTTTACCTTTTAGCTTACACCCTCATAACCGGCGGGTCAAGAGCCTGCGCATGAGTGGTCCATTCGATCCTATCGAAGAGAATGCATATGGCACTTTGGCTCAACAGATCGGGAAGGCACTGCGAGCACGAAACCAAGTTCCTCGATGAGGGCCGTATTTACCTCACTTGGGGCGGGCTCCATCACAATCTTGGTCAGATCGACGCCCGTGACGGTCTGATGGCCATTCTCGAAGAGGTCTACCCCAAAGCAGGTCCGAACAAACGCAAGCAAAACTCAAATCAAATCTGGGCCTTCGCCAAACGCATGTCCAAAGGCGACTGGGTCTGCATGCCCAGTAAACGCAAGACCATCCACATCGGCGAGATCACCAGCGACTACACGCACGATCCCAAAGCCGAGGATCCGTACCATCACTTCCGCAAGGTCAACTGGCTCGAAACCGACATCCCCCGCACCAACTTCGATCAAGACCTGCTGCATTCGCTCGGGGCCTTCTCAACCATCTGCCAGATCAAGCGAAACGACGCCGAGGAACGCATCAGAGGCATGAAGGCCAACGGCTGGAAATCCATCGGCGTGAAAGCCAAGCCCTCGATTGATGCCGCCGACGATGAGATTGCCACCGACGAAGAAACAACCGCTCAGTTCGACCTTGAGCAGATCGCCCGCGACCAAATCGCCCGGACAATCTATGCCCAGTACAAGGGCCACGGCCTTGAGTCCCTTGTTCAAGCCATCCTACAAGCCCAAGGTTTCACCACTCACCACAGTGACAAAGGTGCAGACGGCGGCATCGACATCCTCGCCGCGCCAGGCACCCTCGGCTTCGGCACGCCACGCATCTGCGTACAGGTCAAAAGCCAAGACTCCGCCCTCGAACGCCCCGTCCTCGATCAACTCGTCGGAACCATGCAGCACGTTGGTGCTGACCATGGCCTGCTGGTCTGCTGGGGCGGCTTCAAGAAAACCGTCATCGCCGAACTCCCACGCCTCTTCTTCAAGGTTCGACTGTGGGATCAAAACGACCTGATCGATCAGTTCCTTGCCGTATACGACAAGCTCGACGAAGACCTCCAGGCCGAAATCCCACTCAAACGCGTGTGGGCCGTAGCGTCTAGCGATACTGATCAAGAAGACTAATGCACCGCCCCCAAAGACCACGCAGAAAAAAGAAAACCAACACGCATGACCAGTCAAGCACAACGAGACGCCCTACACAAAGCCATCTGGGCCATCGCCAACGATGTCCGTGGTGCTGTCGATGGATGGGACTTCAAGCAGTACGTCCTCGGCGCACTGTTCTACCGCTTCATCAGCGAGAATTTCGCCGCCTATATCGAAGCCGATGACGAGAGCATCAACTACGCCGAACTCAACGACGACATCATCACGCCCGAGATCAAAGAGGATGCGGTCAAGACCAAGGGCTACTTCATCTACCCCAGCCAGCTCTTTGCCAACGTCACCAAGCACGCTAGCGACAACGAGAGTCTCAATACCGACCTCGCCGCCATCTTCTCCGCCATCGAAAGCTCCGCCAACGGCTACGCTTCCGAACAGGACATCAAAGGCCTCTTCGCCGACTTCGATACCACCAGCAACCGCCTGGGTAACACCGTCGCCGACAAGAATAAACGCCTCGCCGACGTCCTCAAAGGCGTCGCCAAACTCGACTTTGGTGACTTCCACGACAACCAGATCGATCTCTTCGGCGACGCCTACGAGTTCCTCATCGGCAAATACGCCGCCAACGCCGGCAAGTCCGGCGGCGAGTTCTTCACCCCGACTCACGTCTCCAAGCTCATCGCACAACTCGCGATGCACAAGCAGACTAGCGTCAATAAAATCTATGACCCCGCCGCAGGCTCAGGCTCACTGCTCCTCCAAGCCAGAAAGCACTTCAAAGAGCACATCATCGAAGAAGGCTTCTTCGGCCAGGAAATCAATCATACGACCTACAACCTCGCTCGTATGAACATGTTCCTACACAACATCAATTACGACAAGTTCAACCTTAAGCTCGGCAACACGCTCCTCGAACCCCACTTCGATAGCGATAAGCCCTTCGACGCCATCGTCTCCAATCCCCCTTACTCCGTGAAGTGGATCGGCTCGGACGACCCCACCCTGATCAACGACGACCGCTTCGCCCCCGCCGGCGTCCTCGCGCCCAAGTCCAAAGCCGACTTCGCCTTCGTCATGCACGCCCTCAGCTACCTCTCCAGCAAGGGCCGCGCCGCCATCGTCTGCTTCCCCGGCATCTTCTACCGGGGCGGTGCCGAGCAGAAAATCCGCAAGTACCTCGTCGACAACAACTACGTCGAGACCGTCATCTCCCTCGCCCCCAACCTGTTCTACGGCACCACCATCGCCGTCAACATCCTCGTCCTCTCCAAGCACAAAACCGAAACGACGACGCAATTCATCGACGCAAGCGGATTATTTAAAAAAGAAACCAATAACAACGCCCTCATCGACGACGACGATCCAAACAATCCCGGACATATCCAGCAGATCATGCAGGCCTTCGACGCCAAGGACAACGTCGACCACTTCGCCCAATCGATTAGCTTGGAGACCGTTGCCGCCAACGACTACAACCTCTCGGTGAGCAGCTATGTCGAGCCAAAAGATATGCGAGAGGCCATCGACATCACCAATCTCAACACAGAGATCAAAGGCATCGTCAAGCGGCAAGCGGAATTGAGAACAGAGATCGACTTGATAATTGCGAAGATCGAAGAAGCAGAGGTGGAGGCATGAGAAAAACTATGTTCTTAGACAAGATGCTTGATGGCTCTGAGGTGGGCTGGTTACCACTCGGCAAAGTGTCGGCATACGAACAACCAACCAAGTACCTCGTTAAAACGAAAAACTACGACGATGATTGGGATACTCCGGTTTTAACGGCAGGCAAGACTTTCATACTTGGATACACAAACGAGACACATGGCATTTACAAGGCTTCACAAAACCCAGTCATCATATTTGACGATTTTACGACTGCTAATAAATGGGTTGATTTCGATTTCAAGGCGAAGTCGTCTGCAATGAAGATGATCACATCCGCAGACGAATCCAAGATCCTCATTAAATACATTTACTACTGGCTAAACACACTGCCTAGCGAATTAATTGAAGGTGATCACAAACGCCAATGGATCAGCAATTATTCCCATAAGAAAATCCCCGTACCCTGCCCCGATGACCAAGAGAAATCACTGGCCATTCAAGCAGAGATTGTTCGGATTCTGGATACATTTACAACGCTGGAAGCGGAGCTGGAAGCGGAGCTGGAAGCGCGTCGCAAGCAGTACCAGTACTACCGCGACGCGCTGCTGACATTCGATAACGCGAGCGAAGCAAGCAAGCAAGCAACAATAGGATGGAAGACGTTGAATGAAATTTCAAATAATTTAGATTCACAACGCCGACCCATCACGAAGTCGGCACGCAAGGCCGGCAACGTTCCCTACTACGGCGCGTCGGGGATTGTCGATTATGTAGAAGGTCATATCTTCGACGGCGACTACCTTCTGGTTTCTGAAGACGGCGCGAATCTACTCGCGCGTGTAACACCGATTGCCTTCTCAATTAGTGGAAAGAACTGGGTTAATAACCACGCCCATGTTTTGCAGTTTGGCTCTTACGCTGAGCGCAGGTTTGTTGAGTACTACCTGAACATGATTGATCTAACTCAGTTCATCAGCGGAGCAGCACAACCCAAGCTCAACAAGAAGAATCTGAATAGCATCCAAATACCCGCACCACCGCTTGAAGAACAAGCCCGCATCGTCGCCATCCTCGACAAGTTCGACGCCTTGGTGAACGACCTGACCGACGGCCTGCCCGCCGAGATCGCCGCACGGCGAAAACAGTACGAGTACTACCGCGACCAATTGCTGACCTTCCCACAAGCCGAGGAGGCGGCGGCCTAAGATGAGCCAGGCTCTTACCGACATCGCGCAACAGCTCAAGGACAGCGACAAGAAGGTCCAGTTGATCTACGCCTTTAACGGCTCGGGCAAGACCCGGCTGTCGCGCGCGTTTAAGGAGTTGGTCGCGCCGAAGCAGACCGATGTGGATGAGCTAGAAGAGGATCAATCCACCCGCATTAAAATTCTTTATTACAACGCCTTCACCGAAGACCTGTTCTATTGGGATAACGACCTAGAGGCGGATGTTGCGAGAAAACTGCGCATCCAGCCGAACGCGTACACCCAGTGGGCACTCGTCGAGCAGGGCCAAGACCTCAACGCGATCGGGCATTTCCAACGCTACACCGACGACAAGCTGACCCCGCGATTCAATCCCGCGTTCTCCGAAGTCACCTTCTCCTTCGAGCGAGGGGATAATCAACAGACCGACAATGTCAAAATCTCAAAGGGCGAAGAGAGCAATTTCATCTGGAGCATCTTCCACGCGGTGCTTGAGCAGGTGATAGATGTGCTCAACGTCGCCGAGCCGGGCGAACGGGAGACCGATCAGTTCGATGAGCTCGAATACATGTTCATCGATGATCCGGTCAGCTCGCTGGACGACAACCACCTGATTCAATTGGCCGTTGACCTGGCGGCATTGATCAAGTCCAGCGATTCCAGCCTGAAGTTCATCGTGACCACACACAATCCGCTGTTTTACAACGTCCTGTTCAACGAATTGAGTAAGGCCAAGAAGTACATGCTGACCAGGGATGCTAACGGCAGCTACGAGCTAGCAGAACAGGCCACCGACTCGCCGTTCTCATACCACTTATTCTTGATGAATGAACTGGACCAAGCCATCGCCACGGGGCAGATTCACAAATACCACTTCAACTTTCTTCGGAATATATTTGAGAAGACCTCGACGTTTCTCGGGCATAAGAAGTGGGCCGACTTACTGCCACAGGTGGAGGGGGGAGGATCGAATCCCTACGCCAATCGCATTGTCAATATCTCGAGCCACTCCAAACACGCGGGCGATGAAGTGCGCAACCTCACCGATCCGGAGAAGCAGATGGTAAAACTCCTTGTGGATCACCTCAGAAGCACCTATCGCTTCTGGCAGCCGGAGGTTGAAAATGCCTGACTACACCAAGCCCATCGCGGAATCCAACAGCTTCATCGTCCTCGACAAGTACACGCGCGCGGCGGATGCGGCGGACTCCTACCAGAGCGAGCAGGATTTAGAACAGGAACTCTTACAAGATCTGCAGAGCCAGGGCTACGAGTTTGCCGCGGACATCAGAACGCCCGAAGCGATGCTGGCCAACGTTCGGATTCAGCTACAAGAACTCAACGGCATGGCGTTTAGTAATGGCGAATGGCTGCGCTTCGTTGAAACCTATCTGGACAAGCCCAGCGACACGATCGTCGACAAGACCCGCAAGATTCACGATGACTACATCAACGACTTTGTCTTTGATGATGGGCACATCCAGAACATCTACCTGGTGGACAAAAAGAACACAGCACGCAACAAGGTGCAGGTGATCTCCCAATTCGAACAGACGGGCACGCATGCGAACCGGTACGACGTGACGATCCTGGTCAACGGGCTGCCGCTGGTGCAGGTGGAACTCAAGAAGCGTGGCGTCGCGATCCGTGAGGCCTTCAATCAGGTCCACCGCTATAGCAAAGAGAGTTTCAACAGTGACAATTCGCTATTCAAGTACCTCCAGCTCTTTGTCATCTCGAACGGGACGGATACCCGGTACTTCGCCAACACGACCCAGCGGGATAAGAACAGCTTTGACTTTACGATGCACTGGGCGAAGGCCGACAACGGACTGATCAAAGATCTCAAGGATTTCACGGCGACGTTCTTCCAGAAGAAGACGCTACTAGAGGTGCTGCTGAAGTACTCGGTCTTTGATGTCAGCGATACCCTGCTCGTCATGCGGCCCTATCAGATCGCAGCGACCGAGCGGATCATCTGGAAGATCGCCAGCTCGTATGAAGCGAAGACCTGGAGCAAGCCCGAGGGCGGCGGCTACATCTGGCATACAACCGGGTCGGGCAAGACGCTGACCAGCTTCAAGGCGGCGCGTCTGGCGACAGAGCTTGAATTCGTTGACAAAGTCTTCTTCGTGGTGGACCGCAAGGACCTCGACTACCAGACGATGAAGGAGTACCAGCGGTTCTCACCGGACAGCGTCAATGGCTCCGATAGCACAGCAGGACTCCGGCGAAACCTAGATAAAGAAGACAACAAGATCATCGTCACGACGATCCAGAAGCTCAACAACCTGATGAAGGGCGAGGCGGATCTCCCGGTCTATCAGAAGCAAGTCGTATTTATCTTTGACGAGTGCCACCGCAGCCAGTTCGGCGAGGCGCAGAAGAACCTTAAGAAGAAGTTCAAGCGGTATTACCAGTTTGGCTTTACGGGTACGCCGATCTTCCCCGACAACGCACTCGGTGCGGACACCACGTCGGGAGTCTTTGGTCGCGAGCTACACTCATACGTCATCACCGATGCCATCCGTGACGAGAAGGTGCTGAAGTTCAAGGTGGACTACAACGATGTGCGTCCCCAGTTCAAGGCGATCGAGACCGAGCAGGACGAGAAGAAGCTGAGCGCAGCCGAGAACAAGAAGGCCCTGCTGCACCCTGATCGCATCAATGAAGTCACTCAGTACATACTGAAAAACTACCGGCAGAAGACGCATCGCAATCAAGGGGGCAACACGGGCTTTAACGCCATGTTTGCCGTGAGCAGTGTCGATGCGGCCAAGTGCTACTACGAGGCGTTCAAGCAACTTCAGTCAGATACTGCCAAGCCTCTGAAGACCGCGACGATCTTTTCTTTTGCAGCAAATGAAGAGCAGAATGCGGTCGGTGAGATTGTTGATGAGAGCTTTGAAGTGTCGGCTATGGATAGTACGGCTAAGGAGTTTTTGGACGCAGCGATTGCCGATTACAACGCCATGTTCAAGACAAACTTTGGCGTCGACAGCAATGGATTTCAGAACTACTACCGAGACCTTGCAAAGCGAGTGAAGAATCAAGACATCGACCTGCTCATCGTGGTCGGGATGTTCTTGACAGGATTTGATGCACCAACGCTCAACACGCTGTTTGTCGATAAGAACCTGCGCTATCACGGCCTGATGCAGGCCTATTCTCGCACGAACCGTATTTACGATGCCACGAAGACTTTCGGCAATATTGTCACATTCCGTGACCTTGAGCAGGCAACGATCGACGCTATCACTCTCTTCGGCGACGCGAATACCAGAAACGTCGTCCTAGAGAAGAGCTACAAAGAGTATATGGAGGGCTTCACCGATATCGCTACGGGTGAAGCGAGACGTGGTTATATCGACGTAGTTGCAGAGCTTGAGCAGCGTTTCCCCGAGCCCTCTGAAATTGAGACAGAAGCCGACAAAAAGCAGTTCGTCAAGTTGTTTGGGGAGTACTTGAAGGTCGAAAACGTGCTTCAGAACTACGACGAATTCACCTCACTCAAATCGCTGCAAAGCATCGACCTTGACGATCCCGATGCTATCGAGGATTTCAAATCTACGCACTATCTCGATGACGAGGACCTAGCAAAGCTGAAGGAAATCGATGTGCCTTCTGAGCGTGCGATCCAGGACTACCGGTCAACCTACAACGATATACGCGATTGGCTGAGGCGGGAGAAGGCAGCAAAGGAAAAGGAACAGTCGACAATCGATTGGGATGATGTTGTATTTGAAGTCGACTTGTTGAAATCACAGGAGATCAATCTCGACTACATCCTTGAGTTGATCTTCGAAAACAATAAGAAGGTTAAAGACAAGTCTGAACTGGTCGATGATGTACGTCGAGTCATCCGGGCAAGTATCGGCAATCGTGCCAAGGAAAGCCTACTTGTGGATTTCATCAATCAGACCGATCTCGATCAAATTGGCGATAAAGCCAGCGTAATTGATGCGTTCTTCACCTTCGCCCAAGCCGAACAGCAGCGCGAAGCAGAAGAACTCATACAAAGCGAGGATTTGAACACCGAAGCTGCAAAGCGTTACATCGTCACCTCACTGAGACGGGAATTCGCCAGCGAGAATGGCACCGAGCTCAATGCGCTCCTGCCGAAGATGAGTCCGTTGAATCCGCAATATCTGAGCAAGAAGCAAAGCGTATTCCAGAAGATTGCTGCGTTTGTAGAGAAGTTCAAGGGGGTAGGTGGGAAAGTGTGATTAAGGCGATCCCAGCAGATCGTCCCATCTTGGTTTTCAACACCCCCCTACGCCAAACTGCCCTCTGCTTCTCCCAGTCCATCTTAGCCACAATCTGCCGAATATAACGTTCTGTAACGATATCCCGCCCCTCGACGATATACGGCATGTAGAGGATTTCCTCCTGTATGTCCGGCGCAAGATGTAGCAAATTCATGATCTGTGTCATCCGGGGCTGTGAGACGTGGGCCAGTCGGGCGAGCTCGGACATGTCCCGCACCTTGCCGCTACGCAGCAATTCATCAAAGCGGATCGCCAGCGCCATGAGTTTGCTGACGCGCGGTACGCGACCTGCGGGCTCTTTCGGCTCAGGTGCCGGTCCGTCGATAGCCAGCTTGCGTTTGCCTTTGATGGCGAAGTGAATCTTCTTGGTGACGGTGGTCATGCGGCCTCCTCAAGGCGTTGGGTGATAAGGGTACGGATGCTTGTCGTGCGGAAGGTGACCGCCACGGTGCCTGCGTCGCCGTCATACTCGACGACCGTCAGCATGAGCTTGAGCAGGCGGGCTTGCTCGCGGGGGATTAGGCTGTCCCACAGTCCGTCAAAGTCTCCGAAGACCTTCTGGGCTTCAGCCTGGCTGACCGACTCGGCTTCGAGTTCAGCGATGGCTTGTTCCAACTCGGGCAGGCGTCGGTCGGCCTCGGCCGTCTGCTGGTTCAGGTCAGCGATACGGTTCATGGCCTCGGTCGAGGTGTTCCCAGCCTCGATCAATTGCCGCAACTCGGCGTGCTGGCGTTTGGCCTCGCGGACCAGTTCGTCGTGCTCGCGGCGTAGTTCCGACAACTCGGCTTCGATGGCGACGTGGGCGTCCTTGAGCACCTCGGCCAGCAGGGCCTTGTCCGTGCCTAGACGGCGGACCTCATCGACCACCACACGCTCGATCTCGGCGGCGGGGAGCGTTCCCACCGTGCATGCCTGGCGACCGCTTTTGATCGCGCGGCTACATCGGTAGTAGCGATGGAACGCCTTCTTGCTGCTGCCGCTGAAGGTGTGGCACATCGCGGCCTGGCAGCACTTGCAACGCAGGAGGCCCTTCAGGATCGCGCCGTACTTGTTGCGGACCTCTGCGCCTCCCGTCCGCCCGTTGAGAGAGAGCTGGTGCTGGACCTGGTCGAACGTCTCTTGGTCGATGATCGCCTCGTGCTCGCCCTCATAGAGCTCGCCGTTGTGCTTGATCTTGCCCGTGAGCATCGGGTTGGTCAGCAGCATGTAAAGCGTGGCCTTGTCAAAGGGCCGACCTCCGAGTTTCTTACCCTTCTTGGTCACGCGACGCTTGTTGACCCAGGTCTTCTGCGAACATGCGATCACCACCGGCAGGAGCGATCCCTTCTCAAGGTACATGCGGAAGATCTCGCGGACCCGAGCGGCCTCCCTGGCGTTGATCACTAGCTTGGGGCTGCCACCAGAGCGGTCCACGTCGTAGCCAAGGATCGGGATGCCGCCGGTCCATTTGCCTCTTCGAGCCTGTGCCGAGAGCTTGTCGCGTATGCGTTCGCCAATGATCTCTCGCTCGAACTGGGCGAAGGACAAAAGGATATTCAGCGTGAGCCGGCCCATCGAGTGGGTCGTGTTGAAGTGCTGCGTGACCGAGACGAACGAGACGTTGTGTTTCTCGAAGGTCTCCATGATTCGCGAGAAGTCCATCAGCGATCTGCTCAGGCGGTCCACCTTGTAGACCACCACGCAGTCGATCTTGCCGTTGGTGATGTCGCGGAGCAGGCGGTCCACGGCTGGCCGCTCCATACTCCCGCCGGAGAACCCGCCGTCGTTGTACTGGTCGGGCAGCGTAACCCAGCCCTCGGCCTTCTGGCTGGCGATGAACGCATCGGCGCTCTCTCGTTGGGCGTCGAGCGAGTTGAACTCCTGATCGAGGCCCTCCTCGCTGGACTTGCGGGTGTAGATCGCGCAGCGGATGGTGGGTGTGGTCGTTGGGGGTTTCGTGTTCTTTTGCCTGCTCATCGCTTGCCGCCTTTCTGGAGGTTGAAGAAGCGGAAGCCATTGATGTGGCTGCCGGTCACGGCCTTGGCCACAGCGGAGAGCGTGCGGTAGACCTGCCCGTCGTATTCAAAGCCCCGGCCCGGCTCGCGAACGACGACGCGGATGGTCTTGCCCTTGTACTGGCGAACGATGGCCGAGCCCGGGGAGGGCAGTCGGGGATCGCCCGATGGCGTGTTCGACACCTTACGGGTCACCGTCGATGCGCTGCCGGTCTGGGGAGGGCAGACCATGCCCTTGGGGGCCATGACCCGTACCTCGGCGTCGTTGGCCAGTTCAGCGGCACGCTTGCGGGCCCGCTCGGAGAGGTCGCCCTCGGCGTTGGCCTGTATCCGCCAGGCGATCTTCCGGATGAGGTAGGCCCGGTGACGGGTCCGGCAGGGTTGGCCATGCAGTTCTTCATACCGATCGGCGAGTTCGCCGGTGGTCATAGTCTGCAAGTCGTCGATCTGTGTTGCAATGTCCGTATCCAT